AAGACACTACTAACTCCGAAGGATAGACATCTTCACCGCTTTTCTCGTGGACTAACTTATAGCCTTTTTTGATTATATTCATAATCTCATTTCCTTAGATTTATTTAATATATCTATCTGTTGTTGGTTTAAAGCACAAACACTAAACGGATGTTTAAGTTCATAATTATATATTCTATTTGCGTTATCCCTATTGGGATTGGATTCAAATCTAACTAACAACTTTTCCATAATATTCACCTTATAAATTCTATTTAGCCTGTAAGATTTTAAGCATTGCATCGAGCTTAGAATCCATATCAGAGACTTTAGTCTCAAGGATATCAACTCTGCTGTCAAGCTTCTTAGCTACGCTATTTACAACTTTAGTAGCTTTCTCTTTCGCTTTAGCCTTCGGCTTCTTGACCAAATCTAGGAATACCTTTGGAACTTCCTGATGCTCAAAGAAGTCTGTGACTTCACCATGAGTCATCTTGGTGTCGTGATCACCATAGAATTTATTCAGGATAGCGTTGTAGACTTTCTGTTTTCCAAATCTCTCCGAAGGAGATGTCGAGTCAATCCTTGCAAAGTGGCAAGCTACGCCATAGACTTGTTTGGCCGAAGCAATTCTGTTGTTGTCGATATTAACGAAGTTAATGTTGTTCATGGTCATTCTCCAAAAGGTTGGTTAGTCTCTTAATTAAATAACTTAAAAAGTCATAAATGACTTCTTTTTAAGTTATTTAATTAAGAGACTTACTTAGTATCTTCATAACCTTTTATAGGTTATGAAGATACTAAAAAATCTTTATAGTTTTAAAACTATAAAGGGTTTAGTCGTAGACTAAGTTTATTTGGTAAGTTGCTGAAAACTGTTTAGAATTTTAAAGTTTCTTAAAACTTTAAAGTCCTTTCAAGTCTCCCTAGTTTAGTAAACTAGAAATGAGGAGGGACTTCAAAGACTTTAAAGTCTTTGGAATCTTGTTAATTTACGTAGTAAATCTGGAAGGAGCTATAGAACTATGAAGACTTTTAAAGTCTTTACAGGCGGGGCAGGTGGCCATACCCCCACCCACCCATATATACACAATCATATACATTTTGGAAGGCTTTGGAGTGTATACCAGTTAGGCGCGGACCTTTAAAGTCTTTAAAGTCTAGGAGTATCTTTGAGGCGGGGGATGTAGATGAGATGGATGGTGATATATATATAGTTATACCCCGATGGGCTATAAGGATATTATACACCTAGAATGCCATTTTGTCAAGCTTTATTTTGTTTTTGTGCAAAAAAGACTTGACAAACCCCGAAATTACTGATATACTATAGTATATGAAAACTAAAGAACTAACAGTTAAACAACAATCTTTTTTAGATCACTTAGTAGCCTGTGACGGTGACGCTAAGCAAGCCGCAAGATTAGCAGGCTATGCTGAAAACAGCCACCCGTCCGTAGTCAAAGCACTGAAGACCGAAATACTAGATATGGCTGAAGGCATCCTAGCGCAAAGCGCCCCTAAAGCCGCTTTAAAGCTCGTTCAAGTAATGGACAGCGATGCCCCTATCCCGCAAGCTAATATGCGTGTACAGGCCGCACAGACCATCCTAGATCGCGTAGGGCTAGGCAAGACAGATCGACTTGATGTTAATGTAAATAATACTGGTGGTGGTTTATTTATTCTTCCGGCAAAAAACGAAACAGTTATTGAAGGTGTTTATGCGGAGGAGAACTAGTAGCACTATTCCTTTTGGTTATGCTATCAACGAAGCTAACCCAGAGTTTGTAGTAGAGATACCCGAAGAACTAGAAGCCTTAAACAAAGTTCTTCCGATGATAAAAGATAAAGCTCTTTCTTTGCGCGAAGGAGCTATGTGGCTTCAACATATTACAGGCCGTAAAGTCTCACACATGGGCTTAAAAAAAATAGCCGCTAAGCATGGATAAAGATTGGGATATTAATCCCGACAGCTACTTAAAAGACAACGAAGGAAACTTCATACTCAAAGTAGACGGAACTCCGCGCAAGAAAGCAGGTAGAGCTAAAGGCTCAAAAGGACGAGGCTATACCTACCACTCGCAAACCAAAGCGAAGATGGATGCAAAGAAATCAGTAAGAGAAAAAAACAAAAAGTTAAAAGCCGCTCAAGCTAAAGTAGACAATTATAAAAAGTCAATTACAAAAACTAAAAAAACTTTAAATAAACTAGAAGGCAAAGATGCCTCCAACGTCATAGAAGACGTAGAACTAAAACTAGTTCCTCCTTCTTTAGCAACCGAAGCTCAAGAGGAAGTAATCTTCAAAGCCAACGAAGGCCCACAAGAAGACTTCCTTGCCGCAGGTGAAACAGATGTCCTGTATGGTGGAGCCGCAGGTGGCGGTAAGTCTTATGCGATGTTAGTAGACCCACTGCGATACGCACATAGGTCAGCCCACAGAGGTTTAATACTTAGGCGCTCAATGCCAGAACTACGAGAGCTAATAGATAAGAGCCGTGAGTTGTACCCTAAAGCCTTCCAAGGCTGTAAGTACCGCGAAGTAGAAAAGATGTGGACATTTCCTAGCGGCGCTAAGATTGAGTTTGGATTCTTGGAGCGTGATGCAGATGTATATAGGTACCAAGGACAAGCATATAGTTGGATAGGGTTTGATGAGATTACGCATTTGCCCACAGAATTCGCTTGGAACTACCTAGCTTCCCGTCTAAGGACGACTGATCCAGACATAGTACCCTACATGCGGTGTACAGCGAATCCCGGCGGTGTGGGCGCTACGTGGGTTAAAAAGCGATATATAGACCCTATACCACCCAACGAGTCCTTTGAAGGCGATGATGGACTAACAAGAAAATTTATACCTGCCAGATTGCAGGATAATCCTTTTCTTGCTTCTGATGGCAGATACGAAAGAATGTTAAAGGCTTTGCCGCCTACACAGCGCCAACAGCTTTTAGAAGGGAATTGGGATGTTTCAGAAGGTGCGGCATTCACGGAGTTCACTCCAGTACTCCATGTTGTTACACCCTTTGAAATCCCAATAAACTGGGAAAGAGTCAAGGGGATTGACTATGGCTATGCTTCCGAAAGTGCATGTGTGTGGGGAGCAATAGACCCAGAAGACGGAACACTAATCATCTACAGAGAACTATACAAGAAAGGTCTACTAGGTACAGAGTTAGCAGAGATGTTAACAAACATGGAAATAGAAGACCCGTTCTCAGTTGCAGGTGTGCTTGATACAGCGTGTTGGAGTCGAACAGGTACTACAGGCCCAACAGTTGGAGAAACGCTCTTACGCGCAGGACACAAGCTTAGAAGAGCAGATAAAAATAGAGTTCAAGGAAAAATTCAAATCCACGAATACTTAAAAGTTACGCAAAGCGGTAGGCCACGATTACAAATATTTAATACATGCCCGAACCTGATACGCGAACTTCAAAGTATTCCTCTGGATAAGAGTAACCCCGAAGACGTAAATACTCATGCGCCCGATCATGCTTATGATGCCTTACGTTATTTAATAATGTCTAGACCTAGAATCAATGATCCATTGAGTCAAATGCGACAAATACAAAGAGAACAAGTATTTAGACCTGTTGATTCTACGTTTGGATATTAAATAGGAAAAACCTTTAATGGCAGATGATAATTTTTTTGAAAGTGCAGATAATATTTACCTAGCAGAAGTAGAAGGCGAAAAAGGTTTGAGCTTAGAGCTTGAGCCTGATTTACGTTCTATGCTTGTTGGTTTAATTGAAGATCGTTTTGCAAGTGCCGAAACAGCACGAGAGTCAGATGAAAGACGATGGATGCAAGCTTACCATAACTTCCGTGGTTTATATCCCAAGCACGTTAAGTTCAGAGAGTCCGAAAAATCTAAAGTCTTCATCAAAGTAACAAAGACTAAAGTACTTGCGGCCTTTGGACAACTAGTAGATGTAATCTTTGGAACAGGTAAATTCCCAGTAGGCGTAAGAGAAACACATATTCCCGAAGGAATTTCTGAGTATGTACACCTTGATAACACGCCAAGTATTGAGACATCCGAAGCTCCAGAAGGTATGTCAAGCCCTACAGAAGAACCAGAAAACCCATTTGATGTCGGATATGTAGGAGATGGTAAAGTACTAAAAGCAGGAGCTACAATGTCAGGCTCCGAAGGTTTATTTGAAAACAAAGTAGAAGGATCAGAACTAAACTTTGTTGATGGCCCCTCTCCTAATCCTCAAATGCTTGAAATGTCTCCTGCTAAAGAAGCCGCAAGAAAAATGCAGGAGCTTATCCACGACCAAATTGAAGAATCTAACGGCTCTAGTGAGCTACGTAATGCGCTTTTTGAATCCACCCTTTTTGGAACAGGTATCGTAAAAGGCCCATTCAACTTTAATAAAACATTAAGTAGATGGACTGTTGATGAAGAAACGGGTGAAAGGACTTATAACCCTGTGTCTGTTCGTGTTCCACGTATTGAGTTTGTTAGCATTTGGGATTTCTTTCCTGACCCCAACGCTACCACTATAGAAGAATGTGAATATACTTTCCACAGACACAAATTAAACCGCTCACAAATGAGAGCTTTAGCGAAGTTACCCTACTTCAATAAA